CATTGAGTACAATAGTACTGCCTTCACCTACACGTGTCAACAGCATCTTGATCTCTGGTATGTCGATATTCTGTGCTTCATCTACAATGATAAACGCATTGTCAAAGCTACGCCCACGCATGAGTGCCAGTGTAGCTACTTCAATGTTACCATTCTTTACACCTGTATCAACAGCACCACGCCCTAGATGTTTTATCAGTACGTCTAGTACAGGCAACGCCCACGGTTGTGCCTTCTCTTCTAGCGTACCTGGCAGGAACCCAATGTCTTTACCTACAGCTACGTGAGGACGTGTGATTACAATCTTGTCAATCTCTTTGAGTGTGTACAAGTCTGCTGCACATGTAGCTGTAACGTAAGTCTTACCCGTACCAGCAGGGCCAAGGATAAGTACTTGCTTGCTGTTAGTGATAGCAGAAATTAGCTTACCTTGGTTCTCTGTCTTAGGTAGAATACCAGAGGTAGGCTTAGAAGAGGCTCCCTTGTAGGTTGTCTTCCTTCTTGTGCGTGTCTGCTTTCTGGGTGGATCTAACGTGTCCGTGTTCATTTAAGTTATCCAGTATTGTTATTGCTTGTTCTACTGACAGTTTAAACCACTCACCCTTAGAGTCAGTAGCCAAAGGCAACGCTCTAGTGTGAGCTTCTTTCTCAGACTTACGCCTATCGTTAGATGCTACGGTATGCTCTAGTACGTAGTCACGGTATGGGCTACTTGTCTGGTAGCCACTTAAACGATCTTCTGCATCAATAGCCATACCTATCTTTACCCAGTTAGGCCACGCTCTGTTAGTTATAGCATAAACATAGCCCTCTTTTATAGAGTCTGCTTTATATGTGCCCTCAAAGGCTGCGTCACTAAAGGTTTTGTACCTGCCAGGCTTATGTAAAGGGTGCTTAACAGATATACGCTTACCGTTTACATACATTTGATGCTTGGCTTGTTCTGCAGCTTTAGCTATATGGCAAGGAATACATATATAACCATTACATTTCATCCTAGATCTGTACCAGTTTTTATCCACCTCTAACTCAACGTCACACTTTATACACTTGTTCATCACGCATCCTTTGATACAGCGGTACACATATGCACTATGGATACTTTATCTTTGAGATCCTCAGGCAAGTATTGGTACACGGCTGTCATTGCATTAGCTGCCTCATAAAGACAGGCATCATATGTGTTATACAAGTTAGGTGAAGCACGTACTGATGGTGCCTCACCCGACATGTATGCTATAAGCACAAGGACATACATTATTCTGTCTCTTCAGGGTTAATCTTTTCCTGAATATACTCTACGCCTTCTACTACTTTAGGCTCTGCATAAGCATATGCTTGAACAGCTACATCTGTAGTTACTTCTAGTGCTGCTACAGCAATGAAACACATTACAAAAAACTCAACCATCTAAACGTTCCTTTAGTTCTGTGTAGCCACCGACATGGCGGCCTTCGTTATCCCAAATTTGGGGTACAGTAGTCATACCCGCTTCTTTCATGAGTGTCAATAGCCACTTACTGCTAGGGGAGCTTAGAGAATAGGCCGTGAAGCCTACCCTCTTTTCTCGTAGCAGGTGCTTTGCTTTAGTGCAAAACTTACAGTTATCTGTTCCTACCACTGTATAGCTCATACTAGATCCACGATCTCACAGCTGTCACCAGAGCAAGCCATCGTCTGCATGGATACTGTGTTGTCCTCACTCTCATACTCGTTAAGCTCTTCCCAGTCAATGCTGTCTGGCATAAGTGCAAGCATCTCTTCATACTCTTCCTTGGTGCAGTCCTGATAGGGTGCCTGCTGGTAAGTATGATCTGAGTGTGGCAGGAATGATACACCTGACATCTCATCAAAGTACTTGTATACAAATGCACCTACCTCCATCCACTCACCGTCACGTACTGAGATAGTCACAGACGGTTTGTGCTCGCACCAATGTCGCTGGTATGTAAGCCACAACTCAAGTTGCTCTACTGCAGTCATGTCGTTGCGTGTGACAGCCTGCTCAGGAGATTTAACAGGGAAGCTAAACACTACAGTAGAGTCAGGCTTCATAACGCAAGGCTCATTAGGGATACCTTGGTCAATCATAAACTGTGTCAGTGGATCTTTATTATCACCACGCACAGTACGAATATAGAAGGGGCTGTGACGTGCGTGAATACCACTAGCGGAATCAACCAACTGTGAGACCGTACCTGAAGGTTTAACGCAAGAGATACTAGCACTAGCAGGGATGCCAAGCAACTCAGCCCACTCAGCGTTAGTAGCCACAGCCACGGATCGTAAATGCTCAAGAGTTTTCTCCAATCCTTTGTTAGAGTTTGTCATTAGTGGGTTGTCCATAATGCCTGTCATAGACACACCAAGTAAGCGCTCTTCTGCTGTGTTCTTTTGCCAGACCTTACGTAGGTAGGGGAACTTAATCATGGTAGACTGGATCGTACCTAAGATGGTAGCCAGCTTAACCTTACGCTCAAGATCCTCAATAGTATCAGTAGCACGTACTACGCACTCCGTTAGGTTGCAAAACTGATATGGGCGTAAAATAATTTCAGAACAAGGGTTTGTGCCGAACTCATGGTTAGGGTCACGCCGACCAAACTTAGCTGCCTGTTTCTTAGATGCCTCACGATTGAAGATACCACGCTCACCAGACTTAGACTCAACCAGTGCAAGCCACTCACGCATGAATGTTTCCATGTCCGGCTTCTCAGTGTATGATACAGAGTTGTTAGCCAAGGCACGATGACCAGCAGTTTCCCACCACTGACCTGACTTAGCGTGACGCATACGGTCATCACTCAGGTTAGACAAAGAGATCATAGCTGAACGTCTCACGCCACCTACGACAACGATCTGACCAATGAAGCACATCAGGTCATGACATTCCATAGAGCTAAGCTTGCGTCCTTGTGCCGCCTTGAAGGTAGACACAGCAAAGTTAAATAGTTCTACGAGTGGCGCTGGGCCTGACGCTCTACCGCCAAATGTTTTAAGTCTTGCACCAGCAGGACGTACACGAGAGACATCCCACTTAGGAATCTCACCAGCCCACAGGAGTGCAAGAACTTGACGGAACCCCTTAGCCCAGCCTTCCTTACTGTCCTTAACGACAACGATAGACTCACTCTCGAAGAGCTCAGGCACTTCTGGGAGCTTGCTGATAAACTGGCGCTCGACACTGAACCCGACACCAGTGCCGCAGAGGAGGATGTACATAGCCTCATCGAAGGACTTAGGGTCATCTACGGGTAGGTAGCTACAGTTGTAGCCTGCAGTGTTGTCACGATCAAGGGCTGGGCCTGCTGTCATCATAGCTCTCATAGAGGGCATGATCTCTTGACCAAGGATAGCCTGCTCAATGTCATTAATGTAAGAGTTGTCACCTGTCACACGGCGCACTACGTTATCCATGTAGCGGCTTACTGTCTTACCCCATGACTCACGGCCTTCACCGTCAAAGTACTTGGCGTAGCGTGACTTGTGAATGAATGCTTGATAGTCTGTCGGTAGTTGATTGCTCATCGGTTGTCCCCTGATCCTTTGATAACGCCACGCTTTGCACGGCTGTTTAGTTTATCCATGTTAGTCTGCAGTACCTCTGTGAGGTCACTGTTAAAATAGTTAGCAAGGGCTGTAACGTAGAACACAACGTCACCTAACTCCTTGACGATATCATCGGGTGAGACCTTTGTGTTGTCACGCAGTAGCTTCTTGATCTTCTCAGCTACCTCACCTGCTTCACCTACTAAGCCTAGTGTATTCTCCACTAAGCGGGTCTCACCCTCTGTTACGATCTTGCCTTCCACCCAGTAGGAATAATCTTGGGTATTGACATCCACCATACCAGCGAAGGCATCTATATCCTCTTGGGTAATCATTGTCTCTCCTTGACGTTTAAGTTCTCAATCTCAACATCATCTACATCATAGATAACATCTGTAACCAAGTCATGAATGTCTTGCTCATGACTGTCTTCGTAGGATGATAGTATATTGTTATTCTTATCAACCTTCATAACAAAAGTAACACTGAACTTTTTCATGCGCTTCCCTGTGTCTTAGACCAGCGTGTGAGTGTGACTACATTATCGTCTACCTCATACTCTTTGTCTTCCTGTAACTCCTGCTCTGCTTCTGCATACTGGTCAGGAAACATCTCCTGTAGAATGTCTTGACGTAGATCAGCAAAGTCTTCCCAAGCATCAGGGTAAATCTCTAAGAACTGCTGCGCTGCAGACATAGTGAGTGCCTCATCAAGAGCAGCCCTCATGCCGTCCTCTGAACCCGCAGAACCAAAGACCATACCCGTCTTGATACGGCCCGTCCATTCACCGTCCTCAACGACAGGAGATAATACAATAGCTACGTCACCAGGTTTAATCTCATAAGCCATTACTCTCTCCTCTTAACTTTGACACGTTGCTCTTTCATTCGCTTGCCTTTCTCTTTGAGCCACTCTTCTGGTATCACACGATTAGCCCAGAGAAAACCCTTTTGATCACACCAATCGCAGTATCTACTCTTGGCTCCCTTGTATAGCCTTGAATTAGCATTACTAAATACAAAACGAATATCTAGTGTAGGGTGCTGACGTTGTATCTCTATGTGTTTACGTCTATCTGCAGCAGAAAACAACCCCTTCATTTCAATTATAATACCATTGTCTAGCTCAAAGTCTGGCGTGTATGTGCGGTACTTTAGATCCTCCCACTCTATCTTTAGCTTTTCATAGGCTACAATCTTCTGCCTATCCTTGAGGTACGCAGCAGCCTCAACTTCAAGACCACTGCGATACAGGCGAGAGTTGTGTCTTCTAGCCATTAAGATACTCAGGTGCTACGTAAGTATAGTCTACCTCTTGCGGGTTCTTAGACTTACTAGGAATGCTAGGACGTGGCTGTAAGTTAGTGTGACACTTATGCTTGAAGCTACAGAACTTACACCCTGAGGGTAGCACCCAGTTGCCTGTCTTCTTACGGTAGAATGTTTCTTCTACTGGCTCGTAGCAACGCTCAAAGGGTTCATCGTTATCTATGTAGTCTACGAGAGATTGGATGTCAGCGAGTACTGCTTTCTTATCCACTCCCTCAGAGGCGTCTACATACTTGAATTGCCCGTTTGCTTTGTTGACTACCCACCAGCCACCTACCTCTTTCCCTGCGCCCTCTGCGTAGCCCACAAGCTGTGCCACGTAGCCAAAGCTGTCACCCTGTGCAAGGGTATCAAAGGATGCAAACTTGTTATCATATGACCAAGGGGAGGCAGACTTAACATCGTCAATGCGCCCATCCATCTCCATGTCATACTCACCCTTGATCTCCTGACCATGAGGTAACTTGAGTGTAACCTTGTCATTGTCCTTGAACTCTACACCAGCAGAGCGGAGGACTCCCTTGAACACAGCCTCAACAATATCGCCAAGGATCATGTTCATTAGGAACGCAGGAGGGAAGGGTGTCTTGTCTTCTGGATCGTTCTTCTCAAACCATAGCTGACACTTAGGCTTACCAATGTTAGACATACGTAAGCGGAACTTGTCACGAGGGCCACTATCAAACTGCTTATACAACGCAGCTTCAACATCGGAGGCGACTTGTTTAGCCACCTCCTCTGTCATAGTAGACTCACCAGCCATAGCCTTCTGTAAGAAGTTGAAGACTTTTAATTCAGCTGGGTGATTCATTAGCCCACCTCAATGAAGTCGTTATCAATGATGTCCTTAACGACTGCAGCATCTTCGTCAGAGATACCTGCACCATTGCGCTCATTGTGTAGATCCAGAACCTTACCGTTCATATACTCTACAAGCTCAATGAAGTCCTTCAGTATGTCATTGTCACTGTCAGCCAGATCAACACTGCTTCCAAGCTTAGCTTCGATCTTACCAAACTTAGCACCTGTAGGAATGCTATCCTCTACCCCAGACAGTTTAATGGTAGACATGATAGGCAGCAGGTTCTTACGGCTAAGACCATTCAGTACAGCATCAATGCTCTTGAGTGAGTCACGGTTCTTAACATCCATGACCACAGGCACATCAGTGTAGTTACCTGTCACTGGCTCACCCTTGTCATTCACAGGGTTGTCTAGTGTTACTGTACCAAAGAATACCTTAACACGTTTGACTGAGCGCATGATCTGCTTGGTAGCCTCAGGTAATGATTGGAAGTCATCAATGTAACCTGTAGGACGCCCCAAGTTAAAGCCACCAATGCTATCCTTTAGATCACCGTTGAGTGAGTTAGACATGACGGACTTCTCCATCTCTTCTGTCTCACTGTTCCAGCGTTGCCACTGATTGCGCTGGGCAAAGACACGGAAGGTAGCACCGTTGCTATACACCTTATCATCACCCTGTGTCAGAGTGAATGCACCTACAGGTACAACCTCTGTCTTGATTGTCTTGCCATTAAACTCCACCTCACCCATGATAGGCTGATGGATCATACCGACACGTGCAATAGATGGTGTGGACTGTTGGCTAGGTGTAGAAGACACACCCATAAGTTCAGCCATAGACTGTCCACGATCTGTTGCAATTTGTAGTTCGTTGCTCATTTCTATATCCTTTTAATAGAGTCAAAGAGTACCTAGTTATACACTACACGTCTACTGTGTCAAGCCAATTAGGCCCAATCTTAGCTTCTAATAGTAGTGGTACATTCATTCGTATTCCATACACTGACTCAACCAGATCAGTCAAGCCCTCATTCATATCTTGTATCATATTTAATACTTGCTCTCTCTCATTAGGGTGAACGTCAATAACAGTAGAGTCATGTACGGTATTAACCAAACAGGATTGCATAGGTTCAAGTCTCTTGTACATCTCATTGAGTACAACAGGCACTACGTCACCCGTAGCAAAGCCCTGCACTGGGTAATTCTTAATCATGGTAAAGTATGTCACGCTACCATTGTCTCTGCGCTGCACATCAGGGAAGGCGTACTGTCTGCCTGACACATTAGTAATCTTATTGAAGCGTAATGCCTCATCAGCTAGGTTCTTGTGCCAGTTAGCCACACCCTGATACTTCTCAGTGAAGTGTTTGTAGTAAGCCTCCTCCGCCTTAGATCTGCCATATCCTGTAGCCCCAAAGAGAGGTGCGAAGGTATGAGCCTTGGCTTCCTGACGTGACGTAGGCTGTCCCGCATCAGAGATAACCTGTGCAGTGTAGCTGTGTACGTCAAAGCCTGTGTTGATCTCTTCCATAGCGACTTCATCCTGAGCCAGATATGCAGCCGTTCTAAACTCTAGCTGTGCAAAGTCAGCCTCACATATCTCACCACCCTCCCAGCGTGACACAAACACTTTCTTCACAGGAAACGTACCACCACGAGGCATGTTCTGCATGTTAGGTTCCTTGCCACTGAAGCGCCCTGTCGCTGTGACACTCTGAGTAAGGGTAGCGTGTAGGAAACCATCGTCCTTAGAGTAACGCTCAATGCCATCAACAAACGTAGAGATGTAGCTGCTGATAGCGTTGTATCGTTGTAGATCCTCTAAGAAAGATACTGCCTCATACTTCTTGTGTGTCTTAGCCGTAGCAATAAGCAGACCTAGCTTGTCCTTACTGGTGCTGAAACCATTGGCACTGACCCACTTCTTGTTAGGTGCAGAGAAACGCAGCCCAGCAATCTGTTCTGTGTTCTTGAGTTGAAACCCACGTGTGTCACAGTCCTTGCACTTGTTAGGCTTAGCGAACCTAGTACCATCCTTCTTGGTCTTGTATGTCTTGCCTTCACCCTCACAGGTTGGGCAGGTGAATGCCTTGGTGCGGTAGATGTGGCTGCTGTTAGCCTTGACTGCTGACTTGTACTCATCAATGTTCTTGGTGAACTCAAACAGGTCAGCCCACTCTTTCTTGTTGTTCATGCGGCGACTAAAGATAACCTGAGACATCTGTTCATTAGAGCCTAAGTTAATTGGTGTGTCACCCATAATCTCACGCACCTTGATGTGAAGGCGTGTCTCTAACTCAGAGCGTTCATCCTCAAACTCTACTCGAACATCTTCGAGCTTCTGAAGATCGACTTTGATTCCTGACATATGCATTCGGGTAAGGGTTTTGCAGGTGTCGAAGGTAACATCTCTGACTGTGTGGAGTGACTTGCTTTCTGGCTGGGCATAGTCTCTCTCCAAGGCATTGAACAGTTCGCTAGTAGTAAGAATGTCAGACACGAGATAGTCAGTGAGTTGGGTGAGATCCGTTTCATTGGTGTTGATTCCTTTCTTTAGGCAATCACTGAGGTAGTCGCCCTTCTTTACGTCTAG